ATGGCGTGTCATAATATGTCACGGAAAGAACTCGAAGAAGTGATTGCATTGTATGACGCTGAGATACCTTCTTTACCCCAAGATGGTAAAATGCGAAAACAGTGCGTAGATTTACGAAACAGTCTATTTTCATTTTTGGATGGGAAGGAAGTAGAAAATCCAAGACCAATGACAAAAGATCACAGAAAATGAAACTTGATGGAAAAACAAGATTAATTTCCTTTGGGTGTTCGTTTACTTCCGGAGCAGAATTGATAGACCATGAATTACTTGGGGTCAGTTTTGATGAGTGTAATAAAATGAAACATCAGTGGATTGCTGATAGAAAACCAATACATAAGTTTGAAGACTATGTTTCTCGTGTAGGTAAGATGACGTCCAAAGAGTATATTAATGCTTCTTCAAAAAGAAGTTATGCTGCTAAATTGGCAGATAAACTTGGACTAGAGCATGTTAATTATTCTATACCTGGATCTGCAGTGGATCATATGTTACTAGATTTATTTCGGGGTTACTATACCGCGAAATTAAATCCGAAAACAGACCTAATCTTTTTGGGAATAACATCACCGCATAGATACTTGTCCTTTACACCAGAAAAAACAGGCGTACCTGTATCGAGAGTTATGAGCGACCGTTCGATTCAAGATAGCGACATGCATTACAATGACTATAAAGTCATGCAAACATATCTGTTTGCGTTACAAAATTTTAAGAATTTTTGCATTGTAAATAATTTCGATTTTTATATGCAACCAGTTTTCCCAAAAGAACTTCTTTTTTATAATGACCCAGAATCAAAGCATGGCAATATGTTTGCAGACATGTATTTTGATTGGCAATATTTGCCGACATTCAAGGAAATGTTTCAAAGGATATTAGATTGTTGTATCGACCCAAACATATCTTTGTTTACTAGGTATACCGAATCGAGGCACTGTGCGGAATCACCTCCGTGCGGGTTTAAACATCCACCCGAGATAGCGCATGTATTATTTGCAGAGGAATTGTATGATAAAATCATTAATACAAAAAATTAAAAGTTATCTCTTAAAGAGATCGCACATTCGCCGAATGAAAAAAATAAGAAAACAAGATCCCTTTATCTATGATTGAGTGGGGGATCTCTGCGGGTGCGCATGATGCTGCTCTGACTGTTGTCAGTGGCAGAGAAATCCTATTCGCGGCAAGCGCAGAACGGTATAGCGGAGTGAAGAACGATAAGCATCTGAATACTGATCTTATTAATGCAGCATTGCAGTTCGGTAAACCAGAAAAAATACATTGGTATGAGAAACCAAAATTACGAGCAATGCGTAGACTACTTTCGGGGCAAGGACTAGTTCGTTTCAGTGTTCGGCGCTATCTAGAAGATGAATTTGGTCTACAAGTTCCTGTAGAATTTGCGTCGCATCACGAATCTCACGCAGCAGCAGGATTTTATACTTCTCAGTTTGAATCTGCGACTGCTCTAGTAATAGATGCTATCGGTGAATTTGACACAGCATCTATTTGGTTGTGTGCTGATGAAACTCTTAAGAAAAGGTGGAGTATGGATTATCCGAAATCTCTTGGATTGTTTTATTCCGCCATAACAGACAGAGTTGGATTGAAACCAAACGAAGATGAGTATATCCTCATGGGCATGGCAGCGTATGGTAATCCCAATAAGCACTATTGGGACATGCGCGAACTATACGAGCGAACTAATTTGCATCGTGGTTGCAAGTGGTGGATGAAAAACGAAGATCCTGATCATTATGACCTTGCTGCTTCTGCGCAGAAGATTTATGAAGAAGAATTCGATAAACTGCTCCGTCGTGCCAAGGAAATAGACCCTCTACAAAATAACCTAGTGTTATCAGGAGGTTGTGCGCTTAACTGCTCTGCGAATCATATCGCGTTGAAATACTTCAAGAATGTTTGGATCATTCCAAATCCAGGAGACGCTGGTAGTTCTCTTGGTGCTATTGCTGCAAACAACCGTAGAAAACTTAATTGGCAAGGTCCATATCTCGGTGAAAATATTGATACTGAATATCCTGTAGAAAATCTATTGACTTCTTTACAAGAAGAGGGTATAGTGGGTGTTGCTAATGGAAAAGCAGAGTTTGGTCCGAGAGCATTCGGTAACCGAAGTCTCCTCGCCGATCCAACTAGACCAGACATTAAGGACAGAGTAAATGCAATCAAGCGCAGACAAAAGTTTAGACCATTCGCACCAGTCATCCTTGAGCAACATGCAGCAGAGTATTTTGACATGCCAGTTGAAGTATCCCCTTACATGCAATTTACTGCAAGATGTAAATTTCCTACAAAGTTCCCTGCTATCATTCACGTTGATGGCACATCTCGCGTCCAAACTGTAAACGAGCAGCAGCATCCAGGATTATTTAAACTGTTGACACGATGGTATGAAGAAACAGGTTGCCCCATGTTACTTAATACTAGTCTGAACATTAAAGGGTTTCCGATGGTAAATGATGAAAAAGATGCTGCAATGTTCGAAGGAATTTACAAGGTAAAGGTCTTTTAATAATAAATATTGTTATGGGTAGAGTAGTTAATTTTCCAGATAGATTTCTATCGCATAGAAGGTATCGTATATCTTTATATACGGACTTTGAGGTAGAACTTGTTCTTGCTGCATTGAATACTTATCCAGAATGTGAAAAGAAATACAATGCAGATATATTAACTACCTTAGATCCAATTTTTGTCAGAAAAGCACTTGACTTTTCGATAGGAAACAGTATAATAAGTGATGTCGCTAAAGTTGCGATACAAAACATAATTAATAACATGGAAGAGATTCCATTTGACGAGTAATACATTATGAATATTTTTTATCTTGACAGCGATGTCACCAAGTGCGCAGAATACCATAACGACAAACATGTCGTAAAGATGATCCTCGAGTATGCCCAGTTACTATCAACTGCGCACCGTGTTCTCGACGGCAAAGAATATATCGATGCTTCCTCTGGACGAAAGATCAAACGATGGCGGTTAGAAGATACTTCTCTTGAGGGGCAACTATACAAGGCGACACACATCAATCATCCGAGTGCTGTTTGGGTTCGCCAGTCTAACAACAATTATAACTGGCTTGTATGCCTATTCCAATCCCTCTTATCTGAATACACTCACCGATATGGCAAGATCCATTCTTGTGACCGTCTAGTATATTGGTTACGTAAACCTCCTATTAATATTCCTATCGGTTATAAAACGCAACCTACTCCTGCGATGCCAGATGAATACAAAGTTCCTGACTCTATTCAGTCGTATCGTAACTATTATGTCGGCGCAAAAAAAACTATGGCAAAGTGGAAAAATCGCCCGATTCCAGAGTGGTGGAGTGTCGCAGTTTAATAAATACTTGTATGGAACAAAAAAGAACTCCCATCCCAATTTCAGATTCCGATGTCCTCGGAAAATAAAGGCGACTCCGTAGTGGAGTCGCCTTTTTCGTATCAACCCTCTAGTTAAAATAAGGACTGCAAATGTCGAGAAGAAAACAAAATAATCTACAACTCGTCGCCCCATCCGAAACTATCATTCAACAAGAGAGAAGTTCTAAGTGTAAAGTTTCATACAATGATTTGAAACAAATTTCCCCTCTAAATTTCAATCAAAGATCCTTCTTTGAAATTTATGATAAGCAAGCATCCGCAGTCCTACTACATGGTGTCGCTGGCACTGGTAAAACATTCATCGCTCTATATAAAGCATTAGAAGAAGTATTAGATAGTTCCAGCAATTTCGAACGTCTCGTTATTGTGCGCTCAGCAGTTCCTTCGCGCGAGATCGGGCATCTTCCTGGAGACGAAAAAGAAAAGACAGAAGTTTACACTATGCCATATGTTGAAATCTGTGAAGATCTTTTCAATCATATTCAACCATTTGCTCGTCTACAAGAACAAAAAATGGTTCACTTCCTTATCACATCATTCGTTCGTGGTATCACTCTAGACAACTCCATCGTAGTTGTCGATGAATGTCAGAATATGACAGATATGGAACTCAATTCTATCATGACTCGTATCGGTAAGAACTCAAAGGTCATTTTCTGCGGAGACTTCCGCCAAACTGACCTATATAAGAAGAACGATATGTCTGGGTTGCAGAAATTTATTGCAATTGCAGACATGATGCCTTCATTTAAAACTGTTGAGTTTACTGTAGACGATATCGTTCGATCAAAACTTGTAAAAGAATATATAATTGCTCGACTAGAATATGAAAGTCGTTACGCAGCATAGGAGATAAAAATGTCAACACTACTAGAAGATTTTCATGCATCACTCGGTGATGCATTTACGGGTCTGCCAATCCAACCAAAAAGTCTTGCACTACAGCGCCCATCTCAGTTACAAAATCAATTAGATGCATTAGATGCAGAAGATCCTGCTAATGCAGATTTTATTGCTCATCTAACCAGAGAAATTGACGATGCAAATGCGGTGATTGCAGCAGAAAATTATACCGAGGTTGAAGATCAGATGGCATATTATGGTTTTTATAATTTAAAATTAAAAGAATTTATTGAAGAAATGGCTTGACTTTTCTATAAAATTATAGTATAATGAATTATGTTTAAGACGATATATGACTATGAAGATTTCGCACAATCAACTACGAACGAAGATGGTAGCAGAGTTTACGTTAATGCCTCTGGTGTAGCGTATCCTTCTGCTACCACTGTTCTCGGGGTTCTATCCAGAGATGGAATCGCTGCTTGGCGAAAACGTGTTGGTGAAGAAGAAGCGAATAAGATCTCGAACAAAGCATCAACTCGTGGAACTAAGATTCACTCATTAACTGAATCATATCTTAAGAACGAAGATTTAGAAGAAGCGTATACAACTACGAAAGCATCTCTACTTGACGTTGAGATGTTCAAGAAGTTCAAACCTGTTCTCGATCCGATTGGCGACATTCACTGCCAAGAACTTGCGCTCTACAGCGACCACCTCCGTATGGCAGGTCGTGTCGACTGTATCGCCGATTATAACCGTCTCCGAGCAGTCATCGACTTCAAGACATCTAGCAAACCCAAAAAGAAAGAACATATCAGTTCTTACTTTATGCAGACTGCAGCATATGCAATCATGTATGAGGAACGAACTGGGATTCCTGTTCCGTGGTTGGTAGTTCTTATTGCAGTCGAGGGTGATGAACCTCAGGTGTTTATCGAGAAGCGAGACAACTGGGTGAAAGAATTGCTTCGAACTCGTGATTATTATGAAAATGGTTATTATTTGGCTTGACTTCTGACCAAAACTATAGTATAAATAATATATCAGTTGTTGACAGTTGACAATAAAAGCGGAAAGACGAGGGTTCGACTCCCTCCACCTCCACCA